ACTGGATAGTGTATAGTAGTACCATAAATATTGAGAAAGGATATATTATGAAAAAAGTGATGTTTATTATATTATTGAATATGGCGATATGGGCTGGTTTAAGTGCTTTCGCAAATTCAGTAAAAGCAGATGACTATAACACAGCAGTTGTAGCTCATATAATCAAAGAAAAAATAAGTGGTAATAATGTAGATACCTCTGTATTAGAGGCAGAAATGCAAAAGTTAGCATATAATTTTGCTTTAGAAATGACAGATGTTTTAGAGAAACATTTGCCAAATATATTAGAGAGTATAGCCGCTGAATTAAGACTAAAAGCAGACAGCAAATATAAGTGTGAGTTGTTAAAAGACACGAAAATTGCTGATAAGGAATGCATATAGTAGAAATGATAAACGACATTTTACAATCAATCTATGTATATGTGCCACAAGAATTAGTAATTTTAATTCTTGCATGTTTAACTTTATTAATATATGAAAGTGTAAAGAATGGCAAAAAAAGTTAGGAAGTCAGATGTTCTACCAGGCATACCATTTGAGTTTGAATTCTATATGGTGTATTGGGAGGATATTCAAAGTGATTCAGGTTGGCGAACTTTAAAAGAAATACAAAAGTCAAAACCTGCTATTTGTGTATCAACTGGTTGGTTGGTAAAAGAGAATAAAGATGTTCATGTTTTGATGAGTGATTATAACTATGATGAGCATGATGAACTATCAGATGGTGGTAACACAACGGTGATACCTACTAAAAATGTGATACAAAAGTTTTTAATTAAAGGTTTATAATGAGAGGAATATATAATGCAACAAGTGAGAAAAAAGTCAAAAGAACTAGACCACTATTTAAAATCAGTTATTAGTGCTGTCCCCAAAAAATTAGATAATTTTATTGAAGGCTCTGATAAGACAATGACCTATTATACTGGTAATTGGGCTACAGATGTATTGAATAATTTTACTGAAAAACAATCAGAAAAAATCTTTAAAACCATGTCTAAATATATGGACAATAATGGTTTACAATTCTTTCAAAAAAAGAATAAGAACATTGAGATTGGTACTTGGTCAGAATATGGCGAAAATGAGCCAGAGTCGATTTCTAGTTATGATTATATTGTAATTAGGAGAGCTAATGGTTAAAAAAATCAAAAAAGAAATAGCAGAGTTTCCTTACTCAAAAACTTGGTTATGGGCTAAAAGAATATTTTGGTCTATATTAGTATTAGCAATTGTATATGGTGTAGGTACATTTTATCCTAACCCTATTGCTAAAAAATGGGCAAACGAAGAAGTAAGGCAAGAGCATACTATATGGGCACAAAATCTTGGTCTAATATCAAAAGAAATGAGATATACGAACAAGAAAGAATTTATAAAAGAATTAGGTTATTGTGTTGACTATATTAACTTTACAACACCAGTTGACAAAAGAGTACCAATAGAAATGTTAGTTGGTCAGGCTGTGCTAGAGTCAGGTTGGGGTATGTCAAGATTTGCCAAAGAAGCTAATAATTTATTTGGTATCAGAGTATTTAAATCAACAGCACCACATTTATTACCATTAGGTATGGAAAAATGGCAAGGTTGGGGTGTTAGAGTGTTTAAAACTAAATGTGATTCTGTAAGAGAATATATTAGATTACTAAATGAACACCCAGCATATGAAGACTTTAGAATAATGAGAGATAAAATGATAGCAACAAATCAACCATTAGATTCAGTTAAACTTATTAAAACTTTAAAGGCATTTTCTACAACAACAGATTATGCTTCAAGAGTTATTAATATGATGTCAAAAATAGAAAAAGAATTATCATCTAAATAATAATATGTTTACAATATTAATAACATTTTTAAGTGCAATATCTATATCTGTAATAGCCGCTGGTTATTCTATTGTAGGTCTATCCACACTATTTGCAGGTGCAGTTGTACCTATTATTGCTATGGGTAGTGCATTAGAGGTAGGTAAATTAGTTGCCGCCTCTTGGTTGTATAATAATTGGCGCAATAAGTTAGTACCATATTCTATAAAAATGTATTTAACATTTGCAGTTATAGTATTAATCTTTATCACATCTATGGGTATCTTTGGTTTCTTATCAAAGGCACACCTAGACCAAGTGCAACCAGTATCATCAAATAATATTAAAATAGAATTAATAGATAAACAAATTAATCAACAACAAACTATTATAGATAGGTCACAAAAAACATTAGACCAACTTGACAAAGCTCTTGACAAATACATTGATATGGAGTATGTGACCAGAGGTCTAAAAGAAAGAAAGAAACAAGAAGAAGAAAGAACTTTATTGTCCACGGCCATAAATGAGGCGAGTGATAAGATTGCTAACTTAACATTAAAGAAATCTGAACTTGCATTAGAACAAGATAAGATTGAGGCCGAAGTAGGACCAATTAAATATATCGCAGAATTAATATATGGTGAAAATGCAAAAGACCATTTTGACAAAGCTGTAAGGTGGGTAATAATAGTATTAATATTTGTATTTGACCCATTAGCTGTATTACTATTGATAGCGGCTAATATATCATTAAGGAGTAGAAAAGTTGCAAAAGAGGAAAAAGAAAACAAAATCCAAAAAGATTACCAAAAAGAGGCTACTAACGCAAAAGTTAGAGCGAAAAGAGTCAGAGATAGAGAAAAAATTTATAAAGACTTTTTTAAAAAATTAGGTACAAGAGACCTAAAGAATCGTGATTACGAAGAATTTTTTAGAAACATGGGTACAGAGGAAATTCGTAAATTAGGTTTGGATCCAGATGAAATCAGACTTAAATTAGACCAGATAATGGAGTGGAATGAACTTCCAACTGAAAAAACAACAAACAAGAGATATTTGGAGGTTGACAAAACCAAATAGATGTGGTATAGTTATATTATGATTAAGACAATTCCTACTAAAGAACTTCAATTAAGAAGAATTAAAAGAGCTGAAGAGGCATGTAAAAGGTCAACAACTGATTGGTCAAAAAACTTTTGGTTTACGACTATGAAAAGATTATGTGAGAAATATGGTGAAATGGATTATTTCAGAAAGCAGATACATTAATGAATGTTTTTTATGTAGATAGTCATCCAGTTAGAGCAGCTGAACAAATGTGTGATAAACATATTGTCAAGATGATACTAGAGTCTGCTCAATTATTATGTACATGTCATAGAGTACAAGACGGTACAGAATATTATGATAAGACAGCAAATGGTCGTAAGATAAAAAGATGGCGACATCCGAATGATAATTTAGAACCAATACTATACAAAGCAGGTTGGGTAAAACACCCTAGTACATTATGGTTATTTGAATCTGCTTATAATTATATATGGTTATACAAACATATGATGGCCTTGAACGAAGAATATAAAAAAAGATATAATCACAATAGAGACCATTTAACAATTCAGAAATTAGGTGCGATACTAAAATTTCCACCTACAAATGCTCTATATAATAGAATAGCAACCGAACCGAAACCAGCAATGCCTGAACATTGCAAAGTACCTGGTGACGCAGTAGCTAGTTATAGAAACTACTATATATTAGAGAAAAAAAGATTTGCTACTTGGAAAAGTCCAGCAAAAGAACCAGAGTGGTTTAAAGAAGGTAAAATACATGGCAATGAAGAAGAACAATACATCTAAAGAACGGCCTAAAATTTACGAAAGAAATCCAAACACAGGCGTAATAAGATGGCGTTATGTTGGTGAGTCACCTGATAAATTTGGGTGGCCAAATTATGGAAGAATAATGAAGGAGAAAAAAAATGCGTGAACAAATGATTGAAGCAATTAAGAAACATGCTGAAGGACATATAGAAAAGCATAAAACAAATGTTGAGGTGTTAATGCAAAAGCCTGCTGGCGTTGCCGAACATCCTGACCATTTAGCAACTATTGAAAAAGAACTTGCTATTATAGCTGAGTATGATGACCAAATAGAAATGCTTAATAAATACTTTGTAACAAAAGACCCATTTAAAAGTTAATGCCAATTTATACCTTTGAGAATACCAAGACAGGTAAAGTCTTTGATGATATGATGTCTATTGCAGAAAAAGAGTCATATCTAAAAAAGAATAAACATATAAAACAGATGTTGACAACTATAAATATATCTAGTGGTGTTAGAGGTATGGGTAATATGAAAAATGATGGTGGCTGGAAAGATAATTTATCAAGAATTGCAGACGCTCATCCAAATAGTGCATTGGCACAACAACATAAGAAACGGTCTATTAAAGAAGTAAGAACCGAACAAGTAATCTCTAAACACCGAAAAAGACAAAGAGGTAAAAAATAATGGCTAAAGACATACCAGATTATTTAAGAGAGTATGACCTTGACCAAGATTGGGGATTTACACCAGTTAGTAAGGCGCCTGAATCTACACCAGCTGTAGATACTTCCGTCATTGAAACTAATAATGTTGAATTAGCAAAAGTCAAATCAGATGTTGGCGATATAAAGTCAATGATGAATGAGATTATGCAGATAGTGGCAGAAAAAGAAAAGGTAACAGAAACATTAGAAAGTGAAGATGTTACAAAAAGGTTTAAAGAGGCAGAGAAATTAATATTGCCTTTCTTATACAACCTTATGAAAAGTGATGAACCTTATATACATTGGCCAAATAGAACGCCAATTATTAAGGCACAAATAGAAAAATTTTTACAGATAACAAGAGGTAAATAATGCAAGCAAACTATGACAAATGCTTAGAAACAATTTTACACCATGAGGGTGGTTATGTAAATCATCCTAAAGACCCAGGTGGTGAAACTAATCTAGGTGTTACGAAAAGAGTATATGAAGAACATGGTGGTACAAAAGACATGAAAGAATTAACCGTAGAAGATGTAGCACCAATTTATAAAAGTGGTTATTGGGATAAAATGAAAGGTGATGAACTGCCAACTGGTTTAGACCTTTGCGTTTTTGATTTTGGTGTAAATGCAGGACCAGGTCGTAGTGCAAAATACCTACAAACAATGATAGGTACGGTTGCAGATGGTGGTATTGGACCAAATACTCTAGCAAAATTAAGAGAATATGTTGATGAACATGGTTTAGCAAAATCAATTGACAACTTTCAAGAGGCAAGACAAGAGTATTATGAAAAATTAAGTACCTTTGACACTTTTGGTAAAGGTTGGACAAGACGAGTTGATGAAACAACTCAATTAGCTAAGACAATGATTAGCTGAGAAGCAGAACCGTTTAAGTCGGAGAGAGAAAAATTAAACAATTTATATATGCTTCATAGAAACATTTAAGGCTTGACAATATGAAATATAATGTATATAATATAGATATAAAATAAGGAACTGATATGGCAAATTTTGTAAAATTAGACGAGAGTAAATTTCCTAAAACAAAAGGAAAAAGAATTGATGGTATGCGTTTCTATGAAGTTGATGGCAAGGCGTATCCGTCTGTTACAACCGTATTAGGTGCTATACCAAAACCAGGTCTTATCGCATGGCGTAAGAATGTTGGTGAAGAAGCAGCCAAGTGGGAGATGAATAGAGCAGCTCGTAGAGGCTCTGCTACTCATACACTTGTTGAACAATATTTAAAAGGTGAAACACCGTCTATTCGTGATGTATTGCCTTTAGGTATGTTTAGATTATTAAAACCATACCTTGACCAAATTGATAACATACACGCATTAGAGCAAATTATGTACAGCAATAAGTTGACCATTGCAGGTCAAGTTGATTGTATTGCAGAATATAATGGTAAATTATCTGTAATTGATTTTAAAACTGCCAACAAAGAACGAGTTGATAGTTGGAATGAAAATTATTATATTCAATGTACTGCTTATGCAATTATGTATGAAGAACTATTTGACACACCCATAGAACAAATTGTAATTTTACAAGCAGGTGAAGATGGTTCTGCTAAGTCATTCGTAAAAAACAAAGCTGATTACGAAGAAAAACTTGGCAAGGCAATAAAAGATTTTTATAAATATTACGAAGAGAAGACAAAAGGCACAATCAAGTCATAATGGTCTCTTAAAAAGGAGCAACCAATGTTAAAACAAAACTTGTTGTTGGCCTTTTTGCTAAGTTTCATTTTAATTACTAGTGTAGCTACAGCAGACCATAAGCCAACAACTGAATACGAAGGACTACAATGGTCCCAATTACCAGTTATTTGTGGTACAACAGACGCAGTAAACGAATATTTAACACATAACGAATTTATATTAGAGAGTCTATCAGTAGGAAAAGAGAATGCTCAAGAGTGGGGGCGACCAGTTTATATGGTATCTTACTTTGTTAATAAAGATGGAACTCAAACAATGTCCGTTATTACAGCACCATCAGGTATGGAAAGTTGTATGTTGTACAGGTCTTTTGAATTAACGAAACCAGGCACACAATTATAGAATTAGTCGTTGACGACAATTATGGTAGACATACTGGACGAGGGTGCGATTCCCTCCAGCTCCACCATAACTACATGAAGATTAACACAGACAATTCATGTAGTTTTGATGGGGCTGATACAGGATTCGACAGGTGTTGAGAAAATTGTAAGAGATTAATAGGTGGCAACCTTTCATGCTAATTAAACGCAAACAATAATAACTTTGCATTAGCAGCTTAGGCTGTTTAGGGTTTTGTGGATTGTGCCTCGTAACAGAAACAATCCACGCTTTACATTTTTAACAACAAGTGATATATTATAAAGATGAATAGTAAAGAATTTAGTTTAATTATAGAGGGTGTTGTTAAAGACAAAAGACCCATAACCTACATGGACGCAATCATTTGGTATTGTGAACAAAATCAAATAGAGGTAGAATCAGTAGGTCGCCTCATTTCAAAAGCATTAAAAGAAAAAATACAAGTAGAAGCCAGTAAGGCCAATCTTATTAAGATTGAACAAACAGGTAAATTACCGGTATGAAGATATTAAAAGATAATATAGAAGACTTTTTTAAATGGGTCAAAGGCACAGAGTTGGTAGAACTTGATGATATAGATGTGTCAGAGGATCCTGTAAGACCTGAATTAACTTTAGGTTTTAGAATTACACAAGGTAGAAAAATATTTGGTCTAAAATATAATGATGAGATAGAAGCAATAGTTTGTATTGCATTGTGTCCTGAAGTACCATTTACCGTAAGAGAAATGGATTACATGTCGCAAGCTGCCAACCAAGAGAATGAACGAGGCGAAATTGTTGTAGCATATACCGTATGGTCAAGAAAAAGAGGTGCAGGTAGAGAGATAATTCAAAAGTTGAGAGAGTGGACTATTAAACATAATTTTGAAAGATTAGTTACATTATCACCTTTGACACCAATGGCAACACACTTTCATGTTAAGAACGGTGCAAAACAGGTACATATTAATGAAGAAACACAAAACTTTGAGTATAAATTATAATGTATGGTGGCTTTGATGTATTTAAAACATATTTGGCAGTTAAGAATCACTTTACTACCGATTACGATTATAACAAATATGGTGGTAGAGTTACGGCAAAGTTGGAAAGCTTTACTAAAAGGCCAGATAGGTACTTCTTTCATAAGTTATCTAAAAGATATAATGAGCGAGATATATTGGATTTTTTTGTTAGTAATTTTGCTGTTGATGGTAATAAGTGGATTGGTAATGTATTAAATAATGAGGGTGCTGAAAATTATACCAGATTTAAAAAGTACAAAGAGTCATTTGACTACCATTTTCGTAACGATTTGGTGGCTATTCGTAATGACTTTGATAACAAGTCTATTCTTTTTGATGATGGCTTTAGCGTACATAGCGGACAACATCCTAGAGTTTTGCGATTACATATTCAAAAAAAAATTCACATCCAGACCACCATCATACTTGATTCAGTATTATCGTTTAGTAAGGTATGGTCTAAAGAAATTAATGAAAAAGTTGTATGGCCTAAAATCGCACATACGCTTGCCAAGTTGAAACCTTTTGTGTTATATAATCAGACACAGGCAAAAATGATTATGAAAGATGTATTTGTATGACAATAGAACCTATTAAAGAAAAGTTGGACGATAAGATATCCAAATTAAATAGTACAAGAGTAATAAAAAAGATAACACCAAGATATGACCTATCATGGTATATAAAATGGATTGCTAGTATATTTTTGATGATTGCAGTTTGTTTTAGAGCTTCTGACTTTAATCACATGTATGATTTATATTTTAGTTTTTTAGGAACGATAGGTTGGTTAGTTGTAGGTTTTTTATGGCACGATAGAGCATTGATATTTTTAAATGCAATCTTGTCAACGGTATTATTAATTGGCATATTAACAGAATTAACAAAGTGTGCTGATTGTATGATACCTTTATGATAAAATATTTTGACGAAGAATGGCCAAAAGAAGAAGAGATATTAAATATTGGACTAAAAATGTCCAGGCAAAACAAAGCAGACAGGCAAAAAATGAAAAGAGTATTTTGTATAGGTAACGGTGAAAGTAGAAAAGGTTTTGATTTAGATAAACTAAAACCATTTGGTAAAATTTATGGATGCAATGCAATTTATAGAGATTATATGCCAGATGTACTTACTGCTGTTGACCATGGTATTATGCATGAGATATATCATGCTGGCGTAGCACAAAAGATACCTTGTTATTTTAGAGATTGGACTAAAGTGCCTGCTATGACATATGAACAAATGTTATACGGTGCAATGGATAAAACAGAGGCAGATGAAACATTAAAAAAAGTTTTAAAATCTAATGAGAGAGGTGATAGTAAAGAATATGTAATGCATGGCTCTAATATTCAAGGCATAGTAAACATGATTAAAAGGGACCCCAAAAAATATAATGATGAATTATTTACTTTAGAAAAGAAACATATAAATCATGCTACAATTAAAGTGTCTTGGATAAAAGAACCAGATTATTCTTATAGTATTAGAGATTTAGAACCTTTTCCTGGTCAAAAAACAGGCGATTATGGTTGGGCTTGTGGTGCAAGTAGTGGTTATGTTGCAATATTAAAAGAAAAACCAGATGAAATATATTTAATAGGTCACGATTTACATAGTGAAACAGATAAAGTAAACAATCTATATAAGGGAACTAAACATTATGTAGCACCAGAGAATGGTCCTACACCTGCCATAAACTGGATTAATCAATGGTATACTTTATCAGAGTGGTTTCCTAATGTTAAATTTATAAAGATAAACAAATATAATGATAGTAGAGACCAAGTAAATGGTCCTATCAAAGAATGGGAAAAAAGAAAAAATATAACATACGCCGATTATTCCACGCTTGACAACCTAGCGTAAATGGTGTATATTGATAAACAATATGCGTAAAAATAATATAATTGCAAGTGTATTACTCTTTCTGGCTGAAAATTGCTTAAGAGGGCAAAAGGCATGGGTATGGAGGGTTACGGCCGAGTGGCTGAAGACACCATATTTAGTTTTGAGTAGGGACTATCTACACATAGATGGACTCTTCCTGGAAGATTGTGGGTGCGTTCCAACTAATCCCACGAAAGACGCATATTGTTTATCAATGTACAATAAGAGAATATAAAATGAATAAATGGGATATACAAGATTGGAAAGTGAAACCACATACTTTCAAATTTAGAACTGGTGATACAGATGAAAAAGGTGGTTGTACTTTTATCGGTGGTTCATGGGTTGATAAAACAACAGATGAATTATTTAAAGATAAAAGAATAGTAATGTTTAGTTTGCCAGGTGCATTTACACCTACATGTTCAGGTGAAGAACTTCCAAGTTACGATAGAAACTATAATAAATTTATTGATAACGGTATAGATGATGTGTATTGTATATCTGTTAATGACGCCTTTGTAATGAATGCTTGGGCAAGAGATTTAGAAATTAAAAATGTCAAGATGATACCAGATGGTTGTGGTACATTTACAAGTAATATGGGAATGTTAGTTGCAAAACCTAAACAAGGTTTTGGTATGAGGTCTTGGCGATATGCAGTAATTATCAATGATGGCAAAATAGAAGCCATGTTTGAGGAACCAGGTTTCAACAACTTTTCAGATGATGATGACCCCTACGAGGTATCTACACCAGAAAATGTGATGAAATATTTAAACGAGTATGAAAAACTTGTATAAATACTATATGAAGGCGATAATACAGCCTACACAAAGACAACGAATATTTAAAATATAGGAGAATAAATATGGACTTTGAATCATTAAAAAGCTCGTCAAGTAATTTTGACGCAATAACAAAAGCTCTGGAAACAAAACTTTCACCAGAGGATCAATCAAACAAAAACAAATACCAAGACGACAGACTTTGGAAACCAGAGTTAGATAAAACTGGTAACGGCTATGCTGTTATTAGATTTTTACCTGCTCCTAATGGCGAAGAAATGCCATGGCAAAGAGTATGGTCTCATGCCTTTCAAGACAAAGGTGGTTGGTATATTGAGAACTCACTAACAACTTTAAATCATAAAGACCCGGTTAGTGAAGACAATACTAGATTATGGAATACTGGTGTTGATAGTGATAAAGATATCGCTAGAAAAAGAAAAAGAAAGTTGTCGTACTACTCTAACATTTTTATTGTTAGCGACCCTAAACATCCAGAAAATGAAGGTAAAGTTTTCTTATTTAAATTTGGTAAAAAGATTTTTGATAAGATTACAGAAGCAATGCAACCGGCATTTGAAGATGAATCACCAATCAACCCATTTGATTTTTGGAAAGGTGCAAACTTTAAACTAAAAATTAGAAAAGTTGATGGTTATTGGAACTATGACAAATCTGAATTTGAGGGTGTATCGCAATTAAAAGAGTCAGATGGCGACATTAAAGCGATATGGGAAAAACAATATCCTCTTAAACCATTTGTTGACCCTAGTAATTTTAAGACCTATGATGAACTCAAAGAGAAACTGAATAGGGTAATTACGGGAACGCAAAGCACGACTACGGTAGATGAAGTAGACCTCCCACCACAGCAATCTACAAGTAGCGTGGAAATGCCAAAGGTAAACGAATCTAAGCCTGCTAGTGAAGATGACGACACATTGTCGTATTTTAGTAAGTTAGCAAGCGAAGATTAATCCTTTCTCTCTCTTACCGAGGTATTAGCCCTTAGCGAGAAATCGCTAAGGGTTTTCTTATAAATAGTGGTATGGCAATAGATATATTTGAACCACTAAAAGATTTACAAGGTAACAAACTAAAGGGTGCCAATTGGTACCGTAATGCTGTATCTTTAATTACAGACAGGTCATCACCTGCTGATTTAATGTCAAGTGGTAAACTATTAGGTAGACCGAGTGGTGGTCGTATGAGCATGTTCTTTTATGACCCTAAAACTAAAAATAGATTACCATATTATGACACTTTTCCGTTAGTATTACCATTAGAAACTGCCAAAGGTGGTTTTATAGGTCTAAATTTTCATTATTTGCCATATGGTGCAAGATTTAAGTTTTTACAGACATTACAAACATATGCTAGTAACGCAAAGTTTGACCAATCAACAAAAATTCAAGCCTCATATGACTCGATAAAAGGTAATAAATATACCAAAGTGGCTATAAAAAGATATCTGTACTCACAAGTCAGGTCAAACTTTTTAAGAATAAATGTAGATGAGATGGCATTAGCAGCTTATTTACC